CTGGTAGTCAGCGTGTATGTTTAGATAATTTTGAATTAATTGAGGATTACACGACCTGTAATTACGGTTCCAAGCGCATACAATTTATAGGTGGCGCAACATCGATAGATAGAACAGGTAGAAGAGAAGGCATTTCTTATTGGGAAGATGAAGCTGTTAATTTTAATAAAGACAAATGCCAGGGGGTAGATATTCTTGTAACACATACTGCCCCTTCTTGGTGTTTTCCACAACAGTTTAATGAAATGGTATATGGGTGGGCAAGAGAAGATGCTTATTTGCTTGAAGATCTTACTGAAGAAAGAGCAATAATGGATGAAATATTTAAACTCTGTAAACCGTCCTTACATCTGTACGGCCATTTTCATTCAAGCTGGACAGAAGAAATAAATGGTTGCAAGCATAAGCTTCTCGGTATCAACGAGATGTGGATGTCTCCATAACTTTGAAGTTGTATAATAATTTTATTATACTATAATATTTGTTAATATGTTTAGAGCAAAAAAAGACGAAGGTACATTAGATGATTTTGGAAGTGACGTTGAGTCAGATATGTATGAACAAGATGAAGATGAAGAGGATGCTTTTGAGCGTGAGATGACAGGTGAGGGGTCGAGTGGAAGCGCAAAAAAAGACGATCTTGCACGGTATAATACAAAATACATTCAATACTCACAACAAGGTGATGCCTTTTTACCTTGTGGTAGGACAGTAAAAAAGTTAAGCCCGGGTGTGTACAAGATACATAAAACCGATACCGGTCTCCCACTCTTTGAGCCGGCGCCGATAAAATCTGATGAGTGGTTAACATTCAGAGATGAATTAATTGAGGACGTTATCGGAGAAATCCAGAACTTCTGGAAAAAGCGTAGCGTATTTGAAGAGCATGGTTACCTGCAGAGACGAGGCTATATGTTTTATGGTCCTCCAGGAACCGGTAAGACGGTTCTTATAAAACAGATAACACAAAAAATTGTGGAGAAAGGTGGTATAGTGTTTATTTGTGACACTCACCCCTCTACAGTACAAGAAGGGTTGAAGTATTTTTCGAGGATTGAGCCTAAACGTGATATTGTATGTCTGTTTGAAGATATCGATGCTATTGTAGATAGGTTCGGAGACTCACATCTTCTGACCCTTCTTGATGGAGAAGATTCTATTGACCATGTCCTCAATATCGCTACTACCAATTACCCCGAGAAACTTGATAAACGTCTTATTGGTAGACCGCGTCGATTTGACCGTGTTGTGAAGATTAGTTATCCGGAGCCGGATATGCGTTTGTTTTATTTCACACAGAAGCTCAAGATCAGTGATACAGAGGCGAAGAAGTGGGTTGATGCAACCGATAACTTTACGTTTGCAGCTATGACCGAGCTTGTAATCTCTGTTAAATGTCTTGGTAATCCATTTGAGAAAACCATAAAACGCATTCGTAATTTACTCGATTTAAAACCTTCTTCTTCCGATTTTAATACATCGAGAATGGGATTTTAAATGAAAGTTCATCTTCCAATAGAAGAGGGGTATTTTAATATAGTTCCAAATACGTTTTGTGGATTGGAATGTTATTTAATAACACCTCAGATGGACGCAAAGTGGAATAACAATAACTTATTCTTTCGCTCTTTAGTTGTAGATAAAGAAGGAAATGTTTTGTCTTCTGGATGGCCAAAATTTTTTAACTTTGGAGAAAAGCCAGAATGTTATCCGAGCTTGGATGATTATAATGATTGGCGATTTGTTGACAAAGTAGATGGCACTCTTGTAATTTGCGATTATGTCAATAATCAGTTCTCTATGAGAACGAGAGGTACAGTTACATATGCCACACAGAATAACGCTTCAGACTTTGAGTTGCTTCCGCAAAAGTATCCGAAGATTGTTGAATTCTTAAAAGAGAATCCACATGTTACACTTCTTTTTGAACTTGTTACCCCTAATAATGTAATTGTCGTAAGACCAAAAGAAGTAGATTTTTATTTGCTTGGAGGAATAAACAAAAGCAACATGACGGTTATTTCGTCTTCGGAAATGACCGGTATTTGGAGACAACTAGGACCAATACAAACTCCTCAAACTTTTACTTTTAGCAGCACAACAAAACTTTCTGAAATTGCACAACACATTAAGAATTGGAAAGGTAAAGAAGGAATTGTAATTTCTTACAACAAAAATCAAAATAGAATTAAATTAAAATCTGATTGGTATTGTTTTATTCATCGTGTTAAATCACAGCTAAGTTCAACCAATAATCTTATTGAATTCTATATTGAAAAGGGAATGCCTTTTGCAAAAGACTTTTATGCGGTAATCGAGACAGAATTTGATTATGAGATAGCTGTTCAATTAAAAAGCGAAATAGAAAAAATATGTGAAGCTGGTGAAAAAGCAAAAAAATATATTGACGTTATCCTTGAAATGGTGCATGATATACGAAAGGTTGAAACCAGAAAAGAACAAGCTGTAATGATAAAAAGAAATTACAATAAAAATTCTAGTTATGCTTTTGCTATTTTGGATAATAAAGAAATTACTAAACAACAATGGATAAAATTAATAGAACATAATTTATGAATGTATATGAAAAATACTGTTGAACTATTAGGTTATTATGGTTCAGATGAAATAATAGCATGCTCCGCGTGGACGAGTACATCGAGAGAGCTAGATTGTGATAAGCGCAAGAGAATTCCCAAGTTAATTGAACAGCTCTGGTCAAATGGCCATGAAACGCCATTTGAAAAGGGTATGGTGCATTTTCTTGTGAATTGTGATATCGCATCTCACATACACTTACTCAAACATCGAATGGCAAATATAAATGCTGAATCAGCTAGGTATAAAGAACTAAAGGAAGACAAGACATATCTACCTGAAGATTGGAAGGGTATAGAGATTAATTCCTTACCAAACACTATGGAAGGTGTCGATCCAGGATTAGATTGGCAAAAATTATTAGAAGTTTATACACACCTTGGAAATTCTTATTATCATGCTTGTATCAAAGATTTAGAACCAATTCTTGGAAGAAAGAGAGCAAAAGAATCTGCCAGATTTTTCAAAACATATAATAGTCAGATACAAGCTGATATAATGTTTAATATGCGCAGTTTTGCAAATTTCCAAAAATTACGCAATAGCGAACATGCTCAAAAAGAAATAAGAGAAATAGCAAATGATATGTTAATTATAGTAGAAAACATTACTGGTCACCCTTTTAAATATACATTAGAATCGTGGAGAAAAAATAAACTTATTTTATGACTGAATACACAGTACAGGAATTGAAATCTTTTGAAACAGAAGTATGCGATCATTTTCGTGAAAAGCGTATTCGTGCACCTATACATCTCGATAATGGTAACGAACAACAGCTTATTGATATTTTTAAACATGTAAAAAAAGACGATTGGGTTCTTTGTACCTGGAGAAGTCATTACAAATGTTTGCTTAAAGGTATCCCACGTAAACAAATTATACACGATATTCATAATTGTAAGTCTATCTCTTTATGCTTTCCGGAGCACCGCTTTTTTTCTTCTGCTATCGTTGGTGGTAATATACCCATTGCAAACGGTATAGCTTTTGATATAAAACGCAAGCACCAAACCAATCACGTTTGGTGCTTTGTTGGAGAGATGACAGCAGAGACGGGGTGTTTTCACGAAAATTGGAAATACGCTATGCAGCATGATCTGCCCATTACATTTATTATTGAGGACAATTACCGTTCAGTATGTACAGATACCCGAAAGATATGGAATACCACCAAATTAACGCACGAGCGGGAAAATTTGACAGAGAAGGATAAAATTATTTATTTTTCGTATTGTTCGAAATACCCGCATAGCGGTGTTGGCGAGCGTATACAATTTTAATTTTTTATGAAAAACTACTTTGAAGAACTTTGTGGAGCTATGACATGGCTTAATGAACAAGAACATACTTTATTTCTCGGGCAAACCGTAAGTTACCCCGGTACCGCCTTATCAAACACTGTAAAACATCTGCCTGATGAAAAGTTATGGGAGATGCCCGTGTGTGAAGATATGCAGATGGGTATGACTATTGGAATGGCTATGAATGGTACAGTACCGATTAGTATTTTCCCTAGATGGAATTTTCTCTTACTTGGAACTAATCAAATAGTTAATCATCTCGATAAACTGAAAGCGATGTTACCCTCAAGCAGGAATCTACCGAAGGTAATAGTGAGGACTGCAATAGGTTCTATCTCACCTCTTAACCCCGGGCCGCAGCACGTTGGTGACTATACAGAGGTATTTCGTTTAATGTGCCCGAACATCGATGTTGTACGTCTTGATGATACTGATATGATTTTACCTGCTTATAAACGAGCTTATGAAAGACAGGATGGAGTCTCATCTATTATTATAGAATGGGCGGATGCTTATGATCCAGAGTGGTACCCTAGACGTGCACTCGAGATCGAATAATTTCAAAATGAAAATAATACATAAAGACAAATGGGGGTTTTGGCCTTTGCAGTGGTACACATTTATCGTAGAAGATAATGACGGCGGATTGACAGAATTAGATATTGAAAAGGATATATGGGTGCAGTATAATGTGGGTGATTATTTTGATAACCAGCATTATAATCAGTTTTATAAGCACGATAAATAAGATTATGCTCTCGTAGTGTAACGGTCAGCACAGTAGGTTTTCATCCTGCTAGTCGGAGTTCGAGTCTCCGCGAGAGTGATTTATTTTAAAAAAAGATCTTGCCGTTCCAATCATAATCAATTATTCTTCGGTACTATGAAAGTAATAAAAATAGCAACAGCAGTAGTGTTGCTTTCATTAACAGGCTGTACTACAGGCAGCAAAGTCAAACACACCATTAACTATTATAGTGTTGGTGAGTATAGACCGGCAACGGTACCACAATACACACCTTACACCGTCATGCGTCCTGCAGCAGTAGTGCGCTCTGTAAGACCTATATATGTTGTAGAGGAAGACCCAACAGTTACCGATCTCGGTAAAGAGATTACGAGAAAAATATACAAAAAAATGCAAGCAGCTTATTATGCTAACTAATATGAAACCACATAATGTTCCAGAAATCCCCGATGAGCTTAAACCTACATCTATTAGCTTCAAGACAGCATTTT